TGCTTTTGTGCAGTTCCGCAGTTCAAAACTATTGAAGGTAAGCTAGTTTCATGCCCAATCCACCCAAGCCAGCCGAGCTAAAAATGCTAACTGGTAATCCTGGCAAAAGAGCCATTAGAACTAATGACGCTATTGCCCCCCTTGAGTACGGCTACATCGAGCCACCAGCAGAACTTGGCTTGGTAGGCAAGCAGTTTTGGGACTCAATCTTTGGTGCCGGTGAACTGTGGATCAGCATTAAGACAGACACCCAACTTGTTCAGCTAGTCTGTGAGCAGCTTGATAGGCGTGAGCTAATCAAGGAACAAATCCAAGCAGACCCCACAGACCCGACCTGGTACCGACAAGCCAACGAGGTAGAAAAGGCCATTGTGACCGGACTTAGCTTGCTAGGTTTCAGCCCTGCTGACCGAACCCGACTTGGCCTAGTATCTGCCAATACCAAAACCAAGCTAGAGGAAATCATTGCCAAGCGAGAATCTAGGAAGTAGCTGGCCACCAGCCTGGCTAACCCCTGTACCTCAAGAGGCAATAGATCGAGGCGATGGTGACCTTGCTATTGAGTTTGCAGAGGCCTTTGGCACTATCGGTAAAGATGGCATTGCTGGCAAGACAGGCGAGGCACTACACCTAAGACCTTGGCAAAAGGAACTGGTAAAGCGTATCTTTGCCAGAGATGGAGATGGTGGACTCAGGGCCAGAGTTGCCCTTGTAGGCACTCCAAGAAAATCAGGCAAAAGTGCCTTGGCTTCAACGCTTGCACTTTACTCACTTATCGCTGAGGGTATCGAGGGTGGTGAAGTGGTGGTTGCAGCAGCCGAAAAGGAACAGGCACGAATCATCTTTGGTGAGGCTAAAAGGATGGTTGAGTCAAGCGAGCTATCTGAGATGTGCACCTTGTACCGAGATGCAATCTATGTGCCATCAACTAACTCTGTTATGAAAGTGCTGTCTGCCGAGGCTTACTCAAAAGAGGGTCTAAATGTTAGTCGAGCAATTGTTGATGAGATCCACGCCCACAAGACTAGAGAGCTGTTTGATGTGCTGTCTTTGTCTATGGGAAACCGAGGCAAACTATCACAGCTTTTGGCAGTCACAACAGCAGGGCAAAAGACCGACATGACTGGACAGGACTCAATCGCCTACAACCTGTACCAGATGGGCAAGCGAGTAGCCACTGGTGAGATAACAGACCCTAGCTTTTTTATGGCTTGGTGGGAAGCACAGCCAGAGGCAGACCATCGCCTTGAGTCAACCTGGCAATCAGCCAACCCTGGCTTCAACGATCTAGTAGCCGCTGATGACTTTGCTTCAGCAGTTCTTAGGACACCAGAGCCAGAGTTTAGAACTAAGCGATTGAACCAATGGGTAAGCTCGCTCAATGCCTGGTTGCCAACAGGTAAGTGGGAGCAGCTAAATGAGGAGATCGAGCTTAACCCTGAGCAACCGGTCATTGTGGGCTTTGATGGGTCTTTCAATGGTGACTGCACAGCCCTTGCTTACTGCACTATTCCTAAAGATGATGAGCTACCTCATGTTGGGCTTATCAGAATCTGGGAGAAACAGCCAGAGGATACCGATGATTGGCGAGTCAGCACCTCAGAAGTCGAGGATGAGATCATTCAATTTTGCCAGAAGTACAATGTAAAAGAGATTGCCTGTGACCCCTTTAGGTGGCAACGGACAATGGAAGCGATGCAAGACTTAGGCTTGCCAGTTGTCGAATACAACTCATCAAGCCCATCTCGGATGGTGCCTAGTTGCTCGAAGCTTTACCAAGCTGTGACAGAAGCACAGCTAACTCATGACGGCAACCCAACACTTGCAAGACATCTCACCAACGCTGTTATCAAGACAGACCGCTTGGGACCAAGAATTGTAAAAGAACACAGAGGCTCACCTCGAAAGATTGACGCTGCTGTGGCTGCCATCATCGCCTTTGATAGGGCAACAGTTGGTAGAGTAGAGGCTGAGGAACTTACTCCGCAATTCTTTATTTAGGTTGGTAATGACAGCGACAATCCTACAAGCTATCGGCATCTTTACTATCTCACTAGGTGCAGGTTTGATTTACCCACCAGCAGGACTTATCTTGCTTGGTGTCGGTGCCCTCTTATTTGGACTAGCTATCGAGCGAGGTAAGTAATGCTACGCAATCTTTTTGAGCAGAGAGCAATAAGCTTTCAAACTGTTTGGGGTGCAGGTGAGCCTTTTGGTTTGCAGTCTGAGGCTGGTGTCAATGTCACCACTAAAAAGTCTTTTGAGATTGTTGCCTTTTTCTCTGCTGTCAGCTTGATCTCTGACACGCTTTCAACTTTGCCATGTGGGGCTTACCTGAGAATCGGTGCCACTCGCCGACCACTAAACCCCCGACCAGTTTGGTTAGACCAGCCAGACATTGACCTAAGCACAAGGGCTGCTTTCTTTCAGCAGGTCTTTAGTTCTTTGCTGGTGCATGGCAATTCTTACACTCGTGTCTTTAGGGATTCACAAGGTCAGGTAGTCAACCTCGTAAACCTCAACCCTGAGAAAATGGAAGTTGAGAGATCTGCTGTCGGCAAAAAGATTTTCAAGTATCAAGACGAGGGCCGGATGCTCACAAGCGATGAGGTCATTCACATAGTTGACCTAATTTTGCCAGGTGAGCTGACAGGACTTAGCCGAGTTGAAACACTAAAGCAATCACTCGGACTAAACATTGCCCTAAGCGATTACGCTGCAAGGTTCTTTGGAACTGGTGCAAGTGCATCGGGCGTGATCGAGTTTCCAGGGAATCTCACCAAAGAGCAGGCCTCGCAATTAGCAGACGGCTTTGACGCTCGCCACAGAAACGGCTCACGCAGGGCACACCGCACAGGTGTCCTATCTGGTGGTGCAAAGTTTGTTGCTACTCAGACTGACCCAGAAGCAAGCCAAGCACTAGAGTCACGCAAGTTTGCAGTCGAGGAAATCGCAAGAGCTTTCAATGTGCCACTTCACCTACTAGGTGTACCAGGCACAGCAAGCTACGCATCTGTTGAGCAGAACAACTTGCAGTTTGTTTCTATGACTCTAAGACCGCTGGCAGAAAAGGTTGAGGCAGCGTTCTCACGCCTACTACCTGGTGATGCCTTTATCAAGTTTCAGTTTGGTGACCTACTAAGAGCAGACCTAACAGCTCGCATCCAGTCTTACTCTGTGGGTGCTCAGGCTGGTTTCTACTCAACCAACGACATTCGCCGACTTGAGGATCTAGAGCCAGTTGCCGAGGGTGACCAGTATCGAGTCCCACTTGCCAACATTGCTTTGGCAGACACCGAAGTCATTACACTTGAGAAGCGTGTCAAGATGGTACAGCAGTTGGTCATCTCAGGCTTCACACCTAGCGAGGCACTTGCCGCTGTTGGACTTGGTGAGATTGCTCACACCGGACTACCAAGCACACAGCTACAGCCTGTTGCTCAGATTGACCCAACAGATCCACAGAGTGTTTACGAGGCCGAGTAATGGCATTAGAAACTAATCAAGTCACAGTCGGTACTGCAGCAGTGCAAATCTTTAGCCCACGCAATAACCCAACTCATGTGCTTCTGCACAATGCTGAAAAAAGCAGCAACAACTTTATCTGGTTTGGCGGTAGCTCGGCGGTCACTACTAGCACAGGTGCTCACCTTGACAACTCCGACACTTACCAGCTAATCCTTTGGGCTGGCAGTGAGCTTTGGGCAATAACCAACTCTGGCACTAAATCGCTTCATGTTATGTGGCAGGACAACTAATGCCCTACTTCATCTCAGACCAGACCGATTGCCCTGAGTGGGCAGTGGTCAAAGAGGATAACTCTGTAGTGTCTTGCCAAGACTCAAAGCAATCAGCCATTGACCAGATGGTTGCACTATCCCTAGCCGAGAAAATCGAGCCAGGCGGCGAAAGAAAAAAGCATGACCTCAAAAAGAAAACTTACCGAGAGCTTCCAGACAACTACAGACCAGCCCTAGCGGAGGATGTGCCAGAGGGCAGAGCTTGTGGCAACTGTTTCTTTTTCAATGAGGAAAAAATCAACGAGGCTGGCGACAAAGCCTGGTGTGAGCGTTGGGATGACTTTGTTGATGGTGGCTTCTATTGCAACGCTTGGGAGCCTAACGAGGATGAGGACATGGGTGAGGTAAGAGCTGCACCTGACGCACTAACTATTGGTGACTTTGTTTCTTGGAACTCAAGCGGTGGCAGAGCCAGAGGAAAGATTGAGCGTATTGTCAGAGATGGCAGCATCAACATCCCAAACAGCGACTTCACAATTACTGGCACAGAGGATGACCCTGCTGCCCTAATTGTTGTTTACCGAGAGGTGTCAGATGGTTGGCTAGAAACAGCAACCAAGGTTGGGCACAAGTTCTCTACCCTGACAAAGATTGACGATCTACCTTTGTCTGAGGAAAGAGCCATCAACCAAGAGGCACCTGCTTACATGAGAGCAGCAGCTCGCCGAGGTCTTGAGTATTACGAGCAAGGTCTTGCTGGCGATGGTGTCACACCTGGCACTATTCGAGATGCAAGAGCTATGGCTACTGGTGAAGTAAGCGATGACAAGTGGATAAGGATTGCCGCTTGGATTGCTAGGCACCTTGTTGACCTAGACAGCCCTGATGCTAATCCAGAGTCAGAGAACTACCCATCAGCCGGTGTAGTTGCTCACTTGCTTTGGGGATCAGGTCCAACTAAAAGAGCCGCACAGAGAACCAAAGACTACGCTGATTCAGTAGTTGCTAGAATCAGAGCAGAGGAAACTAACAGCATGGACAATAAAAACAAGTGGCTAGATGTAGCCAGAGCCATCCAGCTCAAGATTGACGGCCCACAGCCTGAGTCTAAAGAGCCAGAGGTTAGAGTCAACTCAACCAAGCTTGAGGTCCGAGCTGAGGGTGACGGCATGACCTTTACTGGCTATGCCTCTGTTTTCAATTCCCCATCAGAGGACTTGGGTGGCTTCATCGAGTATGTTGCCCCTGGTGCGTTCAAGCGTTCCCTACAATCTCGCAACGAGGTCAAGCTACTCTGGAACCATGACTCAGGTGAGCCATTGGCTTCCCTAAGAGGTGGCAGTATGCAACTTGTTGAGGATGAGGTTGGCCTAAAGGTCACAGCAACCTTGCCACAGACTTCCAGAGGCAGAGACGTTGCAGAGCTTTTACGCACAAATGTAATTTCAGAAATGTCTTTTGGATTCAATGTCATCAAAGACACTTGGAGCAGAGATGGTCAGACTAGGACATTAGATTCAGTCAGATTATTTGAAGTGAGTGTTGTTAGCTTTGGTGCATATAAAGCTACAACTGCCACAGTTAGATCAGCACCCCCAACTATCAACCCTGATGACCTAGCCGAGGCTTTGCTAAAGCTAGAGTCCGGTGAGGAACTGGATGAGGCAAGTGCCGAGCTAATCACAGGTGTAGTCAATAAGCTAAAGGCAGACCCAGGAGTCGAGGAAGTTATTGACAACGGCCTTGACTTGCTGAACCTAAAAAAGAAACAATTTGACCTACTACTGAAAAGGATCTAAACATGGCAACCAAAGACTCAATCAAAGCAGCTATCCTAAAGACAGCCGGCAACCCATCATCAGGCATCATCAAAGATCTAGCCGATGACTTTGCTCAGGCAGTATGGGAACTAGACAACACAAACTCAATCAACCCAGCCAAAGAAACTAGGATTGTTGACAGTAAAGAAACTCGCTAACTCGTTTCTTTAGCCCCAGCTCGGCCCCCTTCCTGAGCTGGGGTTTTCTTTTGCCTATAAACTTGTGAGTATCAGTTGAGTGTAAGCACCGCTGTGTCTGTTGAGTGTCAGCACCGCAGGAAACCCTAATCAACTAACTAACAGGAGAATCATGTCTGACTTTATCAAGTCACAAATGGATGCTCGCAACAACCTCATCGCTCAGGCGAGAGAAGTTCTAAACTTCGCCGAGGCTGAGAAGCGTGGGCTATCCGCAGAAGAAAACGCAAAGATTGCTCGTATCGAAGCTGACATTGACTCAGCCGACACAGCCATCTCAACAGCTCGCAGCATCGCAGATCGTGAAGCTCGTGCATCCGAGGCAGCAGCTTCATTCACCCCAACAGCATCAGCAGTAAACTCTGACGCTGAAATCCTTCGCTCTATTGCTTTGGGTGAAATCAGAGGACACGACTTTGCTCGTGAGCTTCGCACCCTTGTGCCCTCTGCGAATACTGTTGGTTCCAGTTTTTACGACCAAGTATTCCAGATTGCGACAGCGATCACCCCGATGCTTTCAGTGTCAGAGGTGTTCAACACCACTTCCGGTGAGAACCTAGTTATCCCAACAGTGACAGCTTTGTCAACTGCAGGATCAGTAGCAGCAGCCGGAACCATCTCCACAAGCAACCCAACATTCTCATCCATCACCCTTGGTGCTGAGAAATACGCCGCTTTGGTTTCAATCTCCAACGAACTGATCTCAGATGCCGGATTTAACATCACAAATTATCTGGCTACTCAGCTCGGTACTTCGCTTGGAATCCAGGCTAACTCAGTTCTAACTACCAAACTTGTTAACACAGCAGGATCAGTAGTCACCGGAACTGCAACCGCCGCCACCTATGAGAACTTAATCGATTTGGTATATGGAATTGCAGACGGAGCTAGAGCCCTCAATTCTTTGGGCTTTATGATGAGCAAGACCGGTATTGCAGCAGCTCGTAAAATGAAGGATGGCTCCGGCTCATTCATCTTCACCGAGTCAGCAGTTCCAGGACAGCCAGCAACTTTGCTCGGCTACCCTATCTACGAAAACAGCAACATCCCTGCAGTTGGATCGGCCACAAAATCTGTACTATTTGGCCACCTTCCAAGCTTCAAGGTTCGTGTAGCAGGTGGAGTTCGTGTTGACCAGTCAGCCGATTTCAGCTTTAATACTGACAGCACTGTATATCGTGGTGTAATTCGTTTGGATGGAGCGTTAACTCACGCCAGCCACATCGGATTCTTCCGAGGTGCAGCTATCTAATAGCTCAACAAAAGCTGAAAGACCCCAAGCGTGTAGGTTCGCTTGGGGTCTTTCTTTTGATAGTATTGCCACATAACAGAGGGAGAACCTACCTATGGGAAAATCAGGCAACCCAGCCAAAGCTAAAAAACTCAATGCAACGATTTCGGTCCTCAGCAATTCGCCAGGGATGCCCACTGGCTACGGCATCGCCACAGAAGCACTTGTCAATTTACTAAAGCGAGAGGGTGCTGATGTTGCAGCTCTCAGCAACTATGGACATGAAGGAATCAACTCAACCTACCAAACTAGGTATGGTCCAATACCGCTTTATGCAAGAGGCTCAGAGTCTTACAGCAATGATGTAGCACCAGCTCATCACAAGCACTGGAAGGCAATGAACGCCAAGCAACCAGACTTGATGATTACCCTTTACGATGTTTGGGTTCTAAGTGGTAAGGCTTATGACAGCATCCCGATTGCAAGCTGGACACCGATAGACCACAACCCAGTTCCACCTGCTGTTTTGCAGTGGCTAAAAAAAGACAATGTGACACCTTTAGCAATGTCAAAGTTTGGGCTAGATCAAATAAACAAGGCAGGACTTGAGGGCCACTATGTTCCCCACAGCATTGACACCAAGGTATTCAAGCCAACAGACACAATCCTTGGCATATCTGGTCAAGAGTTTATGGGCTTCGAGGATGACCGCTTTATTGTCGGTATGAACGCTGCTAACAAAGCATCTGGCATTATTCACCGCAAAGCTTTTGGCGAGAACATGATGGCCTTTGCAATGTTGTGCCGAAAGTATCCCGATGCAATCCTTTACATTCACACAGATGCCAGCTCACAGCATGGTTGGAACTTGATGGCACTTGGTCAAATCTTAGGCATCCCAGTTGACAACCTAGCCTTTCCTGATCCACTTGCTTACCGATACGGCATGAGCCAAGAGATGCTTGCAGGTATTTACAGCCAGATGGATGTGCTACTTGCTACAAGCTATGGGGAAGGATTTGGGGTGCCGGTTATAGAGGCCGCTGCCTGTGGTGTACGACCAATCGTGAGCAACTTTGCTGCCTCACCTGAGCTAGTTGGAGATGGTTGGGCAGTAGCAGGTCAGCCACTTTACGATCCTGCACAGCACTCATTCTTTACAATTCCATCGGTGCCTGAAATCTTTACTGCCCTTGAGGAAGCCTACAAGCGAGGCAAGGGTAAGTCAGCCAAGGCTGTTGAGTTTGCACAAAACTTTGACCATGAAAAGGTCTGGCAAGAAAACTGGATGCCGGTGCTACGCAAGCTACTCAAGTGATTGCCTGGATAAGCCATCACCTGCCAGCACCTGACGGCAAGCTAATCGGTGGGGCTGAGATGACCGATGCAACCCTGCTGGCTGATGCCCCTGTTGAGGTCAAGACCTTCCTGCCTCACCAGTGGAAAGATGCGATGGACTATGACCAGATAGTTATTACCGGCACAGACTTACTTAGCCCTTACTCAATGCTGCAACTTGCAAAGAAAAAACCTGTTGTTGCTATTCACCATGAGCAAACACAGAACGAGCACCGAGCAACCCTGATCAACTCATCCAGACTGTTTATGGCTCGGACCCCTAGACACCTAGAGATTGAGCTTGCCTGGACAAGCCCCAAGGTAAGTAGCTGGGTGACATCCCCGATAGACATTACCGAGATAAGCCAGAAGCCTAAAGAGTCTTTTGCTTTGTGGGCTGCAAGATTGCACACTCAGAAGGGACCAGCCGAGGCACAAGCATGGGCAGAGTGGCAAAAGATACCTCTAGTGATGATGCATGACAAGCCGAGGGCTGAGGTGCTAGAAACAATGAGCAGAGCCGAGCACTTTGTCTTTTTACCTACTGGCTTCGATGCCGAGCCAAGGTCTGTGATCGAGGCAGTCCTGTCAGGTTGCCAGGTACACACTAACGACCTAGCTGGCATCACTTCGATACCTAACTGGCAAGATAAGGATGTCCTGGCAGAGCTTGTCGCAGGGGCTAAACAACTATTCTGGGATAGGATACTTGCATGATTGCTGTCCTAATCCCCACACTAAACAGACCACACCGCATTGCCGACTTGGTTCAGAACCTAAAAGACACAGCACCAGAGGCAGTTCCTTACTTCATCATCGAGGAACATGACACCGCTACCGCTGAGGCTATTGAAGCTGCCGGTGCTAACAAGATAGTAAACACTAGGGTTGGCTCTTATGCTGGGGCTATCAACACAGCTATCCCACTAACCACCGAGCCTTACCTGCTACTCGGTGGCGATGATGTTTTGTTTCACCCTGGCTGGCTTGAACCGCTACTAGAGCTTGCCAAAGACTTTGGGCTGGTGGGAACTAACGATCTACACAACCCTGATGTCCTAGCTCAAACCCACGCAACTCACTACCTCATTACTAGGGAATACGCCGAGCAAGGATCTATAGATGTGCCTGAAAACTTCCTGCATGAGGGCTACATACACAACTGGACAGACACCGAGGCAGTTGCAACGGCAGTCAAGAGAAACGAATGGACACCTTGCCTGGAGTCAAAGATTGAGCACCTGCATTGGGTCTGGGGTCTAGCTAGTCAAGACCCTACCTACGATAAAGGCCGGACAACTGAAAGCATTGACGCAGGTTTGTTTCAATCTCGCAGACACCTCTGGGTCTAAAACGATACTGCCCAAGCAAGTAGAATAGGACCATTATGGCAATCACCCAAGGCTACGCCACTTTAGCTGATGTAAAAGCAGCCCTCAGAATACCCAGTGCAGACACACTTGACGATGCTCTACTAGAAACAGCGATTGAGTCAGCCTCACGCATGATTGACAGCTACACAGCTAGGACATTCTCCAACGCTGGAACTGCTGTTAGAAACTTTGCAGCTACCGATGCCCTCAACCTAATCATTGACGATGCAATTAGCGTTACCACAGTTCAGTCAACCGATGAGATTGGTGACACCTACATAACTTGGACAGCTAACGACTTCCAGCTTGAGCCTCTAAACTCTCGCTCTGATGGCCTCTATATGCCATACACCGGCATCCGAGCTGTCAATGATTACGACTGGCCAGTCGTTGACCAGCAAGCACTTTGCAGAATCACCGCTGTCTGGGGTTGGGCAGCAGTTCCAACTGCTATCAAGCAAGCCACAATCATCCAGTCATCAAGGCTTTTCAAAAGACTCGACTCGCCTCTTGGAGTTTTGGGCATGGGTGACCTTGGCCAGATTAGAGTGAGCCGATACCTTGACCCAGATGTCGAGCAGCTTGCCATGCCTTTCCGCATCATGAGGAACTTTGGCTAATGAGCATCAGCCTAATTAGGCAAGCCCTAGCTACCAACCTTGCAACTATCTCAGGACTACGCACAGCCGCTGAGGTTCCTGACCTACCTAACCCACCCATCGCCATTGTTGCTCTAAGATCTGTCACCTACGATCAAGCCTTCAATAAAGGTATGGTCAACTACAACTTTGCAGTGACTGTCATTGTTGGCAGAGCTGCCGAGCGTGAAGCCCAAAGACGACTGGATGCCTACATAAGCACAGGGGCAAGTAGTGTCAAAAGTGCAGTAGAATCAGATAGTACTCTCGGTGGTTATGCCTACGATTGCCGAGTCGTTTCGATGGACTCAGTTGGTTCATTGAGCATCAGCGATACCACATACCTGGCAGCAGACTTCACAGTTTCTGTCATAGCAAACTAGGAGAAATAAATGGCAAAGTTTTTTGCACAAGATTACAAAATTACAGTTGGCACAACCAACCTCAGCACTTCAATCAACTCAGTCACCCTTGACATCACTGCCGATGAAGTAGAAACAACTGCCTTTGGCAGCACCTACCGCACTCGCATTGGTGGGCTAAAGAGTGGCACAGTATCACTTGACTTCATGCAGGACTTTGCTGCTGGATCAGTTGACGCTCTATTGTTCCCACTTATGGGCTCAACAGTTGCAGTCAAGATTGCCCCAACATCAGGCACAGTCACAGCAACCAATCCTGAGTACCGCTTTGACTGCCTTGTCACGCAGTACCAGCCATACGCTTCCAGTACCGGGGATCTAAGTACCCTGTCTGTGAGCTGGCCGACTACCGGTGAAATCGTGAGAGGCACAGCAGCTTAGGCTGTTAGGCTAAAAACATGAGAATAAACCTACAAGTAGAGTTCAGCGACAAGCCTGGTGAAACTAAACAGGTCACTTGCCTAGCTTCTGACATGGTGAAGTTTGAAACACACTTCAACATCTCCATAGCCAACCTAGACAAAGACCTCAAAATCACTCACCTGCTTTTCCTAGCTTGGGCAAGTGAAACACGCACCAAGGCAACTGCTAAAACATTTGATGAGTGGATTGACGGAATCGTATCCGTTTCTGCCGCCGATGACCCAAAAGCATAAAGGGTCTAGGTGACCAATCAGCTCATTGGTTTATAGCATCTCTGGCAGTCGAAACTGGCATCAGTCCTAGAGAGTTGTTGAAACTCGATGAACGGATGCTCTGGACTCTGAGCAGGTATTTGATTTTTAGAAATCAGAACCGAAACCCTAAAAGATAAGCCCCCCAAAAGGGGGTTTTTCTTTTAGGTAGAATGTAGACAGAGAACCTAATCTAGGAGTGTCCTTGGTTGCCCCAGTAACTAAAATAAATGTGCAAGGTGTCAGAGAGATGCTGCAACTACTTGACTCTGTGCAACCAGATGCAGTGAGGCAACTACGCAAAGAGATGAGGCGAATTGCCCTGCCGGTGGTTTCTGCCATCAAGTCCAACCTGCCAACCAGTTCCCCACTCTCAGGCATGAACCATTATGGCCGGACACGCTTTGCCGGTGCTGAGGTAAAAACTGAGCTGGCCTTTAGTGATTCAATCAGAGCCAAGACTAAGCCCCTAGTGACCCTTGTGGTGCAATCGCCTGACGATGCAGTCGGTCTTGAGATCGCTGACATGGCTGGGCGAAAGACAATGATGCATGGCCCACGCTTGACCTATGAATACAAGGGTGTTGGTCGAGTCGGTGGCTCAGGCAGACAAAGCCCTACGAGGTCAAGAAAAGTTGTCAGGCGTGGACAGACCAAAGAGTTTAGCTACCGCATTACAGGACAAGGCAAAGGCATGACCGACAACCTTGGCTCAGTCCCATCTCGCTATGTTTATCCAGCCTTAGCTGGCAGGGAAGCAGAGCTTGTGACAGATATGCAAAAGACGCTTGACAAGTTCGCTGCAAAAATCAACTACAAACTTAAGGCCTAAAAATGGCAATTAGAATCCCCATCCTCACAAGCTTTGACCCTAAAGGCCTAAAGCAAGCTAACGCTCAGTTTGGCAAGCTACAAAGCTCAGTCGGATCACTAGGCAGAAACTTTGCTGCCGCTGGTGCAGTTATCGCTGGTGCTGGTGTGCTCATCGGTAAAAGCCTTGCAGATGCCGCTGATTCCCAAAGG